TTCAAGAGCGCGAAGGACGCTTCTGTCCCGTTCCTGATTTTGCAGTTCAATAACCCTGTCGGCGATCATTTCGATAACTTCATCAACCAGGACGCGGCGGACGGTTTCTGAAACGACCAGGGTTTCGATCCAGTCTTTGCGGACCGGCTTCTTATTACAGCCGCGCCGGCGCTTGGCCTTCGCACACTTATAATAATAATATTTCCTGCCTTTCGTTCTGCTTGTCCCGCTTTCGCCGTTCATATTGGTTCCACATTTACCGCAGAACAGCTTTGTTGAAAGTAAATAGTCCATTTTTGCCGCCGCCCTTGCCGGCGCTTTTTTATTTACGGCCAGCATTTCTTGAACCCTTTGGAAAAGGTCTTCGTCTATGATGGCCGGCACGCCGTTTTCAATTACAACGTCGTTCCACTTATAGACGCCGATATATTTTTCGTTTCTTAAAATCCTGTGAAGACTGTTCGGGCCAAACTTATTCCCACGCGACGTCCGGCAACCGCGATTATTCAATTCGGTGATTATTTCGGTTACCGTCTGTCCGTTGGCGTATCTTTCGAATATTTCCTTGACGATCGCGGCTTCTGCCGGATCAACAACGAACTTCTTATCAGGTCCTATTTTATAACCCAGTGCTATATTCCCACCGGTAACCTGGCATTTTAACGCACTTTCCTTCATGCCGCGCTTAATGTTCTGGGAGAGGTTAGCGGAATAATATTCGGCCATTCCTTCCAGCATTGATTCCAGGATAATACCTTCCGGCGTATCAGATATATTTTCTTTGGCCGATATAACCCTGACACCATTCTTCTTCAGCTTTGCCTTATATATAGCGCTGTCGTATCTATTCCGCGCGAAACGGTCCAGTTTCCAGACGATCACCGCTTCAAACTTCCCGCTTTCGCTGTCTGCTATCATGCGAAGAAAATCTGGGCGCTGATCAGTTCTTCCGGTTAAGGCGCGGTCTGTGTAAACGCCTACAATGTTTATGTTATTTCGTTCCGCAAACTCATAGCATTCGCGAAGCTGACCTTCTATAGACTGGTCTGTCTGGTCAGGCCCTGGCGAATACCTGGCATAGATAACCGCGTTCATAGTGTATGCGTCGCCGGCGCGTCGCCCTTCTTAATGTCCTGAAGACTGATCAACCCCATAGCCTGGTGAGTGGGCGCCCATAAAGCGAAGTGCTTTTGTTCCCCAGTCTGGGATATATATTCCACTACGACAAAATGTCTTTTAGTACCGATTAGCTTCCTGACGTCTGAATGGCCGTGGAATTTCATCATAAAGTCTTTTTCATTCATGGGACTTATAGTCAGCAATCTATCAATAGGCAGGGTAATTGTAACGTCTGGCTTTTTACGCTGTATAACAAGGGAACCGTCTATCACTTCGACAGTGCATGGATAATCAGTGGTAAAGTCGGGTAAGCCTTCATAATGGAACGCAGGAATAGCCTTGCTTTTCTTCTTACCGAACATAAAAAACAAAACCCCCTTACGGACCGCATTAGCGGTCTCTTTTTGTTTTTTCAGTTTTTTCTTTCAATTCATTAGCGAAGATAAGGACCTTCGCCTGTTCTATGGCATTGAGTTCTGAAAAGATGTGAAGAAGTTCAATTTCGTTGGCGGATAAAAGCCTTTCTGATCCGTTGATTATGGTCACTGGCGCGTGTGCATGGCCTATTATTCCGTTGTTGGTGTGAATATCGCCTGTCTTAACCGATTCGTCCCCTAATAGGTAACCGGTGGTCACGCCGAAGTAATCGGCTATAAGACGAAGCGTATCCGGCCGCGGGATCGCCCCATGCTTCCAGCCTGAAGCTGTCGCACTACCCTTCCCGATCTCTTTTGCCAGGGCCGTTAAAGATAAGCCCTTTTCTTCACATAGCTTCATTAGCCTTCGGTAGAATACGGTTTCGGTCATATTTCTTCACCTTCAATCATAATTATTATAATTAAACCGAAATATACCGTTGACAACAGAAGTAAACCGATATATAATAAAGGTGACCGAAATAAAGGGAATAGAAAACACACCCAACGAAAATCCCTTTTTTCGTCGGCTTCGGTTTGCTACGGTAATAGTTTGGTGGCACTTACTATTATATAAGCAAACCGAAGTAAAGTCAACTGAAAGGAGGTAAAAAAATGGAAAAATACCTGTCCTGTGAGCAGGTCGCCGAAAGATACGGCGTCAAGGTTATAACCGTTTGGGCCTGGATACGGGAAAAGAAATTGCCGGCAATCCGGATCGGTAAAGGTTACCGTATCAGACCCGAAGACTTGGAAGCGTTCGAAGCGGCCAGGAAAACGAAATAAAAGGGGGTTTGCGCATGGGACAAGCACGAACGATCAACATTCCGGACCACCAGCTTAACCGCCTGGCCCAGCATTTGATCAATGTAGTTCCTGAATATTTCAAAAATCCGGCCAATAATAGCCGGTTTAGAAAATTGGAAAACCAAAAAATTTCTGAAGGGAGGAAAAAACGTGAGGTCAAGCAAGTGTAATCGTTGCGGCAGAGCCTTAAAAAATCCGGTTTATATCGAACTTGGATATGGCAAAGTCTGTGCCGCAAAAATGGGAATTTCGGTTCCCTCAAAGAAGCGCGCCGGCGACGCAGAAGAACCTGTAAGAAAACAGGGCCCATTTGTCCCCTTTAAGAGCGACATCATTTGCCGGAGAACAGAACACGGGCCAGAAGTCAATATCCCCCATAGATTTGTTAAACACAGTCCCACCGGCCTGGAATGGGGTTATGGTGGTTCTGGCCCTGCCGATCTGGCATTAAACGCCCTGGCAATGTATATCGGGCGCGAAAAGGCGGAAGAAAACGGACTTTATCAGGAATTCAAACGCGAAATTATCGCGACCATGCCAACCGAAGGCGGAGTTATTAAGCGCGAACAGGTATTGGCCTGGCTTAAAGATAAAGGTTGTGATCTCAATGAAGCGGCTTTGGAAGAAGCATAAAAAGAAAGTGTTCGGATCTTTCGCCTTCCTTATGTTCTTTCTTATGTACGGGACTGTTGGAGCGGTTGAATGTGACACGCTTCCCCTTTTCGAAGGAACTATCAGGTCAATAATCTTCCTGGCCTTGTGGGTCCTCTTTACTTACCTGGCCGGAGGGTTTGAAGAATATTCGGAAAGGAGGGACAAGCAGTATGAAGTACAAGCCGAAGACGCTTTCACCGGTTCAGGTCGCACAGGTCGTCAAAGCCCTTCTGCTTCTGGGCGAAGAACATATCACTATTGAAACAGTAGAAAAAGACCGCTACGCAATCACCACAAAGCGCAACGGTCCTAACCCTAAAGAAAAGAATTAAGTTTTATTTCATTCTATCGAATTAAAGGAGGTTTTTCAAGTGTTGAATCTATATGATACCGAAGCCGTAAAGGCTTTCATCTTCGATATTCTGGTCGAAAACCAGGAACTTAAAAAGCAATTACAAACCGCCCAAACTTCTTCTGATATGTGGTTTAAGGACTACCAGACACAAAGAGATCGCGCCGATAAGGCCGAAGCACGCGTCGCCGAACTGGAACAGCAGATCGCAAAGCTGACCGCCGGCCAGACCCAGGAAGGGGGCAAGGACAATGATCATAACGAATAAATTCAACCTTCCCGCCCCTTTTGTCAGCCTGGCCCAGCGTGACTATATCTTTGAGCCGAACGAATATCGCGTCACTTCCCTTCTAAAAGGCGTCAGGGAAACAATCCTGGAACGCAGACACCACGAAAAGATCGAGCGTGACGTGTCGGATATGGTCTGGCTGTTGTTCGGAACCGCCGTCCATGCCGTTCTTGAAAGGCACGAGGAAGGCGAACACGAACTGAAGGAAGAACGCATTAAAATTCCTTTTGGTAATTATATTCTGTCCGGTCAGTTTGACCTTTATAACGACAAAACAAAAATAGTTACCGATTACAAGACCGCTTCGGTCTGGAAGATCATATTCGGAGATTTTGAGGACTGGCGCCGTCAACTTCTTATTTACTGCTATATGTTACGCAAGATCGGTTTTGACGCCCAGGGCGCCCAGGTGGTGGCCTTCCTAAAGGACCACAGCAAGCGCGACGCTAAAATCAAGGCCGATTATCCGCCTTATCCTGTCCAGACTGTAAAGTTTACCTTTACCGACGCTGACTTTGCCGAGTGTGAAGAATGGCTGACAGCTAAATTCAAGGAAATCGCGGCCGCTGAAAAACTACCAGACGACGAACTTCCGATCTGTACGCCAGAAGAAAGGTTTAACAGCGGCGACAAGTTCGCGGTTATGAGAAAAGGCCGTAAGACCGCCCTTCGCGTCCTTGACAGCATGGAGGAAGCTAAACAATGGATGTCCGAAAATGGCGGCGACGAAATTCAGGTCCGCCCTGGTGAGGACAAGAAGTGTATTGATTACTGCGCGGCTTGTGAATTTTGTAATTACTACAGGGAAAAGGTGGTGAACGGTAATGGCGGAAGTAAAGCAGTTTGAAATTCCTTTGCTGTCTGCCAAAGACGTTGAATGTCGTGTTCAGAGTGTCAGCAAGAATAAAGCCGGCCGCGTCGGCGCTGTGTTGCTGATTTATAAAGACGCCCGCGTCGATATGCGGATTCTTGACCAGGTCTTCGGCCCTTCCAACTGGCAAAGGACCCATGAGGTTATAAATGGGAACCTGTTCTGCAATATCGACATCTGGGACGACACGAAGAAAGCCTGGATCAGAAAACAGGACGTCGGCGTCGAGAGTAACACCGAAAAGGAAAAAGGCCAGGCTTCGGACGCCTTTAAGCGCGCTGGTTTCAACGTGGGGATCGGCCGTGAACTTTACACCGCCCCTTTCATCTACGTTGAACTTGTGGATTCTGAATATTACGTCGAAAGGCAAGGCCAAAAGGAAATTTACAGATGTTTTCCGAGTACGCGCTTTTCTGTGGCCCATATCGGCTATAACGACCGCCGCGAAATATCAGAACTGGTTATTGTAGACCGAAACGGCAATGTCAGGTTTGATATGAACGCCCAGAAAACAACCACAAACGCGCCAGGACCTTCAGCTAATACAAACGCCCAGGCAGGAAGACAAACGGCCCAGCAGGCCCCACAGGGAGCGTCCAGCGGCCCCGTTTGCCCTGAATGTGGTGGTCCCATATCTTCAGCCGAACAGCAGTATTCCATGAAGAAGTATGGCCGCGAATTGTGCCGTTCCTGCCAGAAGAAGGTTTAAGGGGTTTCCTGTTAGTCGAAAGGGGGTGGTCTAATGTACACAAGAGTAGAAAACAGATTCTGGCAGGATGAAAAAATGCGGAATGTGTCAGACGACGCGAGGTATTTAATGCTGTACCTTCTTACTTCTCCGCACCGGAATATTTTGGGATTTTACTTTCTACCCTTCCCTTACGCTTGTTTTGATTTGGGATGGGACGAAAAACGGTTCAAGAAAGCGTTAGAAGAACTGTTGAATACTGGCGGTATAGCGTATGACGCAATTTCCCATGTTGTACTTGTTAAAAACTATCTTAAACACAACCCGTTAGAAAACCCGAACCAGGTCAAGAGCGCTATTGTAAAACTTGATGAATTGCCCGAAACACACTTATTTCAATCATTTTTAACTATCATCAAACAGTCTGATAAACCTTTTATACAACCGTTAATTGAACGGTTACAAGAACGGTTAGGGCAACCAGGAACAGGAACAGGAACAGGAACAGGAACAGGATCAGAAACAGGATCAGAAACAGGATCAGGATCAGAAACAGAAGAACCAGAATGTATGCACGGAGCGGAAGCCGCTCCATGCCAGCCGACAGCGCCCCCTATTATTGCATTGACGTTAAATGATAAAACCGAATATCCGGTTACGGAAGAACAAGTCGAGGAGTGGACAAAGCTATATCCGGCTGTTGATGTCATGCAGGAACTTCGAAAAATGAAGGGTTGGCTTGACGCTAACCCTTCAAAGCGAAAAACCAAAAAGGGGATTCTTCGGTTTATCAATAACTGGCTATCAAAAGAACAGGACCGCGGAGGTTATAAAGCAAGACCGTCCCCTCCTGCATTTAAGAACTACGACGACGAAGAAGACTTCCTAAAGGGGTGATGGCATGAATGAGGTTATGAACAAGCTGGTCGCCGCAAGTCTTCAGAACCGTAATGAAGACGACTACCTGGACGAAGAAGGTTTCCTTGTGTGTGGAAAGTGCCACACCAGGAAACAGCACGACATAACCCTTCCAGCATTCGGGGGCCAGTCCGAAAGGGTCGTTCGTGTCGGAATAGCTTGCGAATGCAGGAAGAAGGAAATTGAAGCAGAACGCGCGGCTGAAGAACGAAGACAATTCCTTCAGCGAATGGAAGTCCTTCGCCGCGACGGGATCACCGATCCGGCGTACTTACAATACACCTTCGACCAGGACGATAACCGGAACCCAGAGGTTTCCGAAGTCTGCCGGCGTTACGTCGAGAACTGGGACGAAATGTTTAAGGACAATATCGGAATCCTGTTTTATGGCGGTGTTGGGACTGGAAAGTCCTTCCTGGCTTGTTGCATAGCAAACGCGCTTATAGAAAAGCTGGTTCCGGTTAGTGTTACGAATTTTCCGCGGATTTTGAATAAACTTCAGGGTTTCGGGTTCGGTGAAGAACGTCAGGAATTCATTGACAAGCTACAGCGTTATAAATTGCTGGTGATTGATGATCTGGGCGTGGAGCGGGACACTTCGTATTCTACCGAACAAGTCTACAACGTAATTGACACCAGGTCCAGGTCCGGAATGCCGTTGATCATTACAACGAACCTGTCAATGGACGATTTAAAGAA